CACATTAGCACCCAGCGTTGCAACTGCTGGAAAACCTACTTGATCTAAGCGGATTGCATCAAATGATGATTCCACTACATATACTATACTAGAACTCTTGACTCTATGTAAGTTGAATAGCACCTTACTTTTTGGAAGTCCTGGAGTATTCTTAAAATCTTTACCCTCAATAGTTCTTGCAACAAATCCTATGCACATTCCGTCAGGAGAATGCACTGGTATAGTTACAGACCCCTGCTTTTCAGAATATCCTAAATCAAACTTAATAACAGAATCCTTGTTGATTCTACGACCATTAAAATAGTTCATTGCTTTTGGCGCATCAAGTGCTTGCTTGTTTAGTCTTTTAATAAGAAGCTCATCATATTGAACAAAATCAGGTGGTGCGTACAATGCTTTTCCAACTATCTCTTGAATGTCTGATTGCTGCTCTTTACTTTTAATATAGCGAACAGTTTCAAAATATGATCTGCTAGAAGTAAACATAATTAGCTCAACAATATTTTTTGTTGTTTGACATCCAAAGCAAAAGAACAAACCACTATCTTTAGCTACTTCTCCAGCTGGTGTTCTTGTATTGTTGTGGTATGGGCAATAGATAATAAAGTCATTGCCAAACTCAGCCTCAATATCTAAGCCTGCACCATTAAGAACACGACGTATCTGCTCTTCTGTATAGATCTCTTTACTTGCCATCTTCAAAATCCTTATAACGATAGTATCCCTTGTCAAAATCACACTGGACTAAGAAGTCTCCCATAAAACCATTACGATTCTTTCTAAAAGCACACTCAATAATATCGCTATTGCTAGCACGACCAAGTGCCATTACCCAGTCAGCATCGTATGCAATCTGTCTTGACCATGCTGTCTGTGCAAGGGTAGGTACAGTAGACATATCCTTGACATCATCAGGTGTAGCAGATGAGATAGCAATGATAGGAACTTCTTCGCTAATAGCCATAAGTTTAAGTTCACGAGAAAGATTCTTCATCTTTACCGTTTCATTATCAGCCTTCTGATTTGGACTCATCAATTGAAGATAGTCAACCACAACAAAGTCTGGCTTATACTGATCAAGCTTTCCACGAATTACTGATGGAGTTACCTCTCCTCCAGAATCATTAGATATGATATGGAAAGGTGGACGACCCTCAATCTTACTAGTATGCCACTTCTTCATCATGTCAAGTTCTACTTCACCATTTGATAGTTTTCTGTGTGACCAAAGACCTTCGCCCATAATTGTAAATACACGGTTACGAACTTCTGTCTCACTCATTTCAAGAGAAATAATTAGTGGTGTCTTTCCTTGCTTCCATGCCTGCACAGCAAAGTACAATGCCATCCATGACTTACCAATTCCAGGATAGGCAAGGAATACCCCAAGCTGTCCTGGCATAATTCCAGATGGTAGGTAGTTATCAAAACCTGGCAAGCCTGTTTTAATTCCACGCTGACCAAGAGCTTGCTGTTCTTTTACATTTTCAAAGTATGCAATAGCAGAATCAATATCTGTTGCATCAATATCACGAATAGAAGATGTGTTTTTCTTGAGTGCAGATGTTTTAGTAATTAACTCTTCAAGTGCCTGTGCACCCTGACCACTTTGAACTTCAGTTGCAGCAGACCTTAGTATGTCCTTCATACTATCATTAACATACTCAACCTTTAGCTCTTCAAGGTGATGCTTTGTTGCACCAACATCCTTAACAATCTCAAAGTCTCTAAACTTTTCTACCACAAGAGATGAAGGTGGGACTGTTCCATTGTTTTCAGCATACAGACGAATGAAGTTCCATACATCGTTATGTGTTCTTAGCAGTGTCTCTACATTGGCTTGCAGTAGTACATGGAGTTGTTTATCTTGCAATACCGCTGAAATTACTTTAGCCTCAGTATTATTCATTTAGCCACTCCCTTGCTTTAGCCCTGCGTTGTTGTCTCTCTTTTATATCTTGTTCTACATCTAGTTTACCATTAAGAATTTTTTCTGCATTATATGCAAAGTAATTCCAGGTCGGATCTTGTGCAACAGAAAAGTAATACTCAAGCAAGTCATAGCATTGAGAAATACCGTATGACTCAATAAGCCCGTCTGATGCCCACTGCTCAACATTTAGATTTAAAGATGGCTTTTGCTCATATCTTGCTGTATGCAATTTTGAGTATCTACTAAGCAAAGCCATTCGGTCTTTGCGCTCAGCCATTACTCTGAGATTTCAGACTTTGCTTCTTGAATCTTCTCAGTTAGCTTATCTTCTACAAACTTATAAACACGCTCAAAAGCTTCGTTTGTAGTCTCTCCATCACGCTTGCTATCTACCACACCAAGATCAAGTCTTAGTGACTGAAAGTTACCCAGATTAAGTGTGTAACCCAATGTTACGTTTACCCTTGTTGAATCGTTTTCCATTATCCACCCATTTCATTTTAAATGGACTCATTCCAAACTGGAATAAATCGTCCATCTTCTGTCTTCGTATATGTAAGTATACCGTCTCCCATTCGCCTTGTCAATTCTTGGCTAGTTGGAGTCATGTTGTTTGTTATTAATTTGTCTTTTCTTGGTTGTCCAATATGTATACTTGCAAGTATAGCACGTATCTCTTTTACATGTGATTCAGAGTAATAAGATCTAATTGTAAAACCTCTTTCACCATTAAGCTTTGCACCTATTGGTGGAGGAATAACTCCTCGTTTAATTAAACTTGGCATATACTTCCTATGCCTATTGACAAGCTTAGCAGTCTCTGCTACACTATATGCTCTTTCTCTATTCTTTTTAAAGTCAGAAAGCAAGCATGTCTCTAAACGATCTTTAGTTATATTGTAAAACGTAACCATTCCAGTTGAACGGGAGTTATGATATACCCTGACCAGATCATCATTCAAAAACCATACTTTAACCTTACCCTTAATTACAGGTTCGTTATTGTATGCTTGGCTCTGGATTTTTCCTTTTGAAGTATCCATTGTCCCTCTTTTGTTGCTCCTACTGGGTGATAAAACTTTCTATTACCACATATAAGACAAGATGTTTCTATATGGTCAGTACTCGTATATTGTCTATCAACGAATACACGACCATGACACTTGCTGCACTTTAACATTAATTAGTTAGTCTTCTTTTTCCTCAGCAAGCAACGTGATGTCTGCTCTAAGAATAGCCATCTGCGTCTCATAGTGAGTCACAAGCTCGCCTATTCTTTGCTGTAATGCAGTTATTACCAGATCATGCTTTGTAGTCATTGTTTCCCCTTTTTATCCCTCAATAATTATATCACACAGTTACTCATAAACACGTTTTTGATGATCTAAATATGTAGACCCATCTGTATGCGTTCCACTAAAATATCTTCTTCCAGACATATGATTTTTTTCTTTATCTACTGTGTTTCTTTCTGTGCTTAGATTGGAAGATTCATTAATATCATTCATTACTGTTTCTCTATCAAAATGATCAAGTGCTGACTCAACCTTAAACTTATCAACAAAATACCTTTGAATTGGTATGAATGCACCTATTGGATCACCCTTCCTTACTTCAATCTTTATATTTGGCACAGTGACTTTAAAATTAAAAGTAAAATCTCTTCTAATGTTGTCACACTCAATAATACCAGTTAAAGCAAAGCATCCAGGAATAAAGTGGTTTGGAGGTTGAATAGTCATAATATTTATTCCCACTGGAGTTTTTAAAGCAAACATGTTTTGTATAGTAATTATACCATCACCAAAACCAGTTTTTATAATCTGCTTATGACTATTATCTTCATTTAAAAATGTAATCTCCGCATTACCTCGTGACCCATCCCAAACAATATCAAAATCACGGACTGACTTTATAATAAATCCATACTGATTACCAACTGTTAATGGGAGGCAATAGTATGCATGGGGATTCATCCATTCACGTTTTACACTACCTGCAAGTGACTCAATTATTTCATCAAAATATGTCAAAGAATCAATATGATGAGGTATTACTAAAATTTTATTATCTGGAACTTCGTATCCTGGATCATTAATATAGTTAGTAGACAATAGACTTCTCCTTAAACATTAGTTTCTAATTGCTAGATTTATACATGCTCTTGGAGCTTTAAATGTTTCAATTTCATGTTCCAGAAACTTTGGAATAAACAGGAAATCCCCAGCCTTGACATAATATTCATTTTCAAGGTTGTGTCCAGTTCTCCAAATCATTTCTCCTTGAGCAACCCACTGAAATTGATCTACTAAGTCGTAATGATGTTTTCCTACTACACCCTTGTTTTTCATAAATGTCACTAAACCAAAATTGTTAGTATATATATCTTTTGGATAGACTGATAGTCCCCATTCGGTTATTGGCTTTAGCTCTGGAATAATTTCCATGTATGGGTCAGATGGATCATTTAGCTGAAATGCCAAGCGTGACCAAAATCTGCATTTTAACTTAAAGCTTAAATATTCTTCTTCTAAATTGTTTGTATCTAAGTAAGATCTATCTGGGTATTTTTCTAGATCTTCCTCTACATATCCAGCAATAACTTTTAAAAGTGTGTCCCATGATGGGAGATTTGGAAATGCATTTTTAAATATATGAATTCTGTTTTTTTGTCTTGCTTGCTCTATTAAAGATAAATCTATTGTCATATTTACTCCTTTGCTCCTTTAGTATATCATATACATATTTCATTGTCATATTCTTGCTGCCATAGGAAAATATCATTTAGGTCATTAAGCATTGGCTGGCCTTTTATATTTATTTACAGCCTGAACTTTTGAAGTTTCATTAATAGCTAAAATTATCATCAATAGATGTAGTCTTTCTTTTTTTTGTTTTTCTTAAAAATAGCCCTAATAAGTCTTTCAAAAAAATATTTTAATATCACAATAACAACTCTCTATAAAACGAATCAGCAATATGTTTATGCATATGAGAATTAAAATGTCCGATATATTTATCGTTATGGTCTTCGGCATAATAATATCTATCTTCCCAAGATTTCTTATATTCCTGATGACATTCTGGATCATCTATGGTGCTTTTTTCTAAATACCTATATCTTTTAAAATTATCTATATCAGTTTCTATAAAATTTAAAAAGGAGCTTTTATTGCTACTTTTTATTTTTTTAATTATATCAACAGAGTCTCTATTCCAAATAGAGTATTTTAGGTTAATTCCAGCGGCTAGGCAGTACATTTCTAAGTTTAATATAGAGTGAAGATTTATATACATTACTGACTCGTTTGGCAGAACATCAGAAACTTTATGTGGAGCTTTTGAGAACTTTGGTCTATTAGAAATTAAATCTGATCCAGATGCAACTGAGTAGCAGAAGTTAAAGCCAAAGCCGTTTTCATTTTCTAATATTTTATTGACATTTGGTAAATGTATTCTTGATATATCTGGAAATAAAATAAAAATATTTTTTGGATTTCCAAACAATTTTATATAAGCAAATATATTTTGAACTATTGTATTTACTGCTCCCCCAACCATTGATATGTTTTGATATTCTACATCTAGGCTTTTGCATAAAACATTTGCCCAGACTTCTTCTTGGGGAATGCCTAATCCAAAAGTATGTGAGCAGCCAGATACAAGTGTATTGCAGTTGGACGTTAATTCACTTGACCTATATCCAAGAGTATTATAAGAATAATGAATTTTTGGACTAGCTATAAAAGGCTTGCTTTCTCTTATTGTTTCAAAACCATACCTTGTTTTAAATCCGAAAGTTAAAAGGTTGTCAGAACCAAAAAATATTAAATCAGATTCTATTAGCCCATCTAATATCATATCTCTACTGGATCATCATTCCTATGAGCTACGCAATGCTGATACCCCTCTGTTTTGTGATAATCTGGATTATACTCTGTAAACTTAGAATCCATTCCGCTTGCCAAACAAAATTCTACTACCTTTTCTTTTGAAATATCCCCATACTTTCCTGTCAGCCTTCCAGAAAGAAGCATGTTTAACTTTATCATAGATTTATCTGAATTTTCCCAATATGCTTTTTTGTTCTTGTCCATCCATGGTCTATGAGTCATATATCTAGGTTTTTCTTCTCCTGGATACTTCTTAACTGTATTGTGCCAATATAATATTTTAGATGTAGCATAAAATCTCCATCCTCTGCACCATGCCTGAACTGTAACATAAGGCTCTTCTCCATTAAAATTCATTTCTGGATCTAAGGGAACTTCTTTGACAAAATCTTTACTGGCAAAACACCAAGTAAAGTGAACCCAATATCCCTCGTGAACATCGTCATCTTTTGGTGGATGTGATGAGCTAGGAAACCAAAATCCAGGAGTAAAGCCTGGAGATATTTGGCTATGATATAAATTTTCTTCTAAATTTAATTGTGTATTGTGCAGCCTCACAGAGCCATCTTCTGATATTTCATAATCTGGACCACAATATGTAAGTACTGGCTTTTCTGACTTTAGCAATGCTTTATTATATTCATCTAAACATATAGTATCCCAGTTTTCAGTAAAAATTGTATGACCACATATGTATAGGATATAGTCATAGTCAAACCCTACTTCTGTAGTTAAATTTCTTGCCCATAAAATTCCTCTATATTCGGAAAGATCAAACTTTCTATAGATAATTTGATTTTCTGGAATAAAGCTTAGATCAGAATAATTTTCTTTATTATCCTCTTCAACTATAGAAAAATATATGTTTTCTTTATTGCTGGCATTGTTGTATGCACTCAAAACTGTTTCTTTTAAATTTTTTTCTCTATAAGCAATTATTGATATCATTATTTTTGACATTTACACACCTCCCAGTGGCGCCATTCCAGTATTGTCTACTCTATTATAAGAGTAGCCTTTAGATCTATAGTCATTTCTTACTGTTTCAACATAATCTGAACCTTCTGTGAAATACCAATGAGTTGGTTCTACGTAGTGAAAAAATGCTAATCCTATTTTTATATTATCTTGATAAAGTGTTTCTCTCCAGTGTTCCTGCTCTTCTCCAAAAAAACATACTGCCTGATTTTCTTTATACTCAAATTTTTGATTGTCTACCCATAAAGGCCAATTGTGGCTTTCATAAAAACAAAGATCTATCGTGTACGTGCAAGCATTTGCGTCGTAATGGGGAGGAAGGTTTGCTCCAGATTTAGAATACTCAACAAATAAAGCATTTGTTGGAAGCAAGGTTTCGCTTTTAAAAATTTTTCTAGCAATAGGCAAAAGCTGTTCGTGATACTTTTTAATAACTGGGTCTTCATTCCCAATTAACCATCTTCCATTTTCATCAACATTGTTAGATCTAAGAGTTGTATGATTTAAAAAATAATTTTTACCATACTCAAAATCTTCTTCTGAAAGAACGTTATCTATAAGGAAGGCTTGTCTTTTCATTCTACCACTTACCCAATGGGCATCTTGCTGCTTGCATCTTTGTTTTTGCTGACATAAAACATCCACACTTTTTACATTGTGTAGTTAACTTAATTAACTCTGGGCATTCTAAACAAATATTTATCCTAGTTTCTGCTAATTCTTCACTAGATTTTTTTGTGGCAGGATTTAATAGGTCTAATGGAGTTACTCCATTTTTTTCTTTGTACTGTTCCCACCTTGACTTTGACATATATATTTTACCCCAATTATGGCATAAAGCCAGTAACATCCCTATTCGTTATTATAAATTTTTCCCCGTCAAAACTAGCATGTGGTGATTCCACATATCTGCCATAGGGATAATCTTTTAAATTTAATACAGTTGGATTGCTTAGTAATATACTACCAAAATATTCTGTTGTTTGCAACTCTTCTAAGGTTTCTCCATTTTTAATAAATCTAACAGTTATTCCGTCATGGTCTGGGTACTCTTCACTAATATCTATACATTCTTCAGAATCTAAAAATATTGATGCATGTTCTTGTGACAATGGAAGATCATATAAACAATCTTGTTCAATAACCCAAACCAAAGGTACCCCTGGGGTTCCTGCAAAATTAAATATCATACTGTTATCTGTTAACATTTTTTCTCCTTTTTTATTATTGACATGCTTGTCCATTTATTGGTGAACATGATGCACCAGATGAACATCCTGGGGTTACAGGTGGGGTTACAGGTGGGGTTACAGGTGGAGTGACAGGAGGTGTTACAGGAGGGGTCACTGGTGGAGTGACAGGCGGAGTTACAGGAGGGGTCACTGGTGGAGTGACAGGTGCTGCATTCCATTGAGCTACAAGTACTACATTAGCACTAACGTTAACTGATGCGCCAAGACCATATGCACCTATGAATGTACTATAATTAATGTATGCATAGTAGCTGCTAAAGGTATATCCAGATCTTGTTGGTGCTGTAGTAGGAATTGTAAATGATCCTGTATGATTTGTATTTGCTGGACATCCAGTACCACCATTGCAATCATAAGTTAGGCTATAAGACACTACATCTTCTACCCAATTAGCATAAAGGGTAAAGCTTTCTGATGGGGTAAATACATCGCCTGCATCATATATGTAAATAGCAGTTCCAATATCAGGGTATCTCCAGTAGCTAAGTGTATAGCCAGATTTTGTTGCTGTTGGTACTGTAACAGTGTTGCCAGCATTAACAGTTGTTGGTGATATTGTGTTTCCACCATTAGTATTCCATGTAATTGTATATTGAATTGTAGGGGGAGTGACAGGTGGGGTTACAGGTGGGGTTACAGGTGGGGTTACAGGTGGGGTTACAGGTGGGGTTACAGGAGGAGTTGGTGCACAACCAGGAATTTCTGACTGTACTAATGATACTCCACCTACCATATTATTAGGAACTCCTGGATCTGCTACTGACTGACAATATTGGTTTGCAAGAATAACTGCTTCCTCAGCTGATGAAGCAACAACTGAGCCACAAGTTGAATCTTCACAGGCAAAGTAGTATGTATTTTGCGGAGCTACGTCTGTTCTAATTACAGCACTATCTGTTGCTAGAGATATGCCTATTGAGTTTCTTGCGATAACAAAAACGGTATAATCAGTATCTGGATTAAGTCCCGTAAAAGTATGAGATGTATCAGATACGGTAGTTATACCAGACTGTGTACTTCCTTGAACGTAATAAACATCATAGCTTGCAGTTGTTGCTGGTGGGTTAATCCAAGAATAAGTTATTGCTGCTGAGGTTGCAGATATACTGTCTATATCAAAAACTGTTGGTGGGGTTACAGGAGGTGGAGTTACAGGAGGTGGGGTTACAGGAGGAGTTACAGGAGGTGGAGTGACAGGTGGGGTTACAGGTGTTGGTGGAAGAGTACCATCAGCCTTTAACCAAATCTCTGCCTTTTTCCAGTCACCACCGCCACCAGTGCTTGGGTCCCAAACAATTAAAACATCACCTTTAAATGCTGATGGAAAAAGTGTTACTGTCTGTTCATCTCCTTGATTAAGAAGAAGATTGGGTTTTGTTACAGTAAACATGTTTCTTAAACCACCAGATCTATACTGGTTTACAACTGTTGTATTTGATGATGGAAGTGTTTCTGTCGTTCCAGAAGGCCAAACACCTGCTGATTTAGCAACTTCCACCTGTCTTGTACCATCACCTAAAAAGATTCTCTTTGCATCAGTGGTCGCATTAGAAGCTGAATCTGTTCTTATAATTGTGGTTGGAGTTTGACCAGTAATGCGCTCCTTGATTGAAAAATCAGTTCCGTTAGCAGTTACTGTTTCTATTGAATAATTGCCTAATCTTATTGCACCTTCTCCTACTGCTTTAATTCCATTGGTCTCAATAGTCCAACCATCTGTGACAACATTAGTAGTTTCATTAAATGTTCCAAAACCACCTTCTCTAGCTCTTATAATTCCTTTAATTGTTGCATTGCTTGCAAATAGATCTCCATTTAGTTGTACTCTAAAAGAGTTTGATGATGCATTTGTTGGTCCTGTACCGCCAGACCAAAAAGCTAAATCTGTTGGAGATGATGAACTATTTATTCCTGCAGTTTTTCCAGAAACATTATCATTGGATACTGATATGTATCCTGCTGTAGAGTTTAAAGATATTGTTCCTTGTGCTACATCGTCTATAAATTGTGTTTTTGATATTGAATTATCGTTTACAATCCATCCACCAATATTTGCCTCTTTTGTTGTCAAGCGTCCTGTATCTGAATCTATTCTTGTAATACCATTAACTGTTGGTGAATTAAATATAAGACCACCATTATTTAGTATATAACCTGATCCAGATAAAGATCCACCAGTATCTCCACTAGAAGTAACTGTATTGCCAGTTAAAGTTCCACTATATAAAGATGCACCACTTGCAATACTTACATTTCCGCTAAAAGATCCTTTTTTAGCCTGTAGGTCTCCAGCCACTACAAGAGATGCGCCGTCCCAAGTAACATAGTTGTCTGCTCCACCAACCTTTAAAGACGCTGACTGAGATGAATCTATATACCAATAATTGTTTGTATTAAATGATAAGCCTCTTTTACCAGTAGCTACCCCGTAGCCAAATCTAAAAACTCCTGTATCTGTTCCAGAAACTCCAGCTTCAAAATATCCAGTTGTAGAAACATTTGTTCCTATAAAAGGAGATCCAGCAGTTGACACTGGGCTATTAGTTAGTGTTTGGTATTCTGATGAGGTGTTATTAAATTCATCATATGATGCAATTTGAACTTCATAGCTTGTGCCTGAAGCAAGACCTGTAATTCTAAAAGTTGTTCCATTTCCTGGGGAGTCTACATAAGAGTAATTTGATGCTGGAGTAGTTACTGGTCTAAACCTAATTCTATATCCTCGTAAAGTAGCATCTGATACTGCCGTCCAAGATATATTTAAGAAAGCGTTAAATCCTATCGTTCCAGAAGTTTCTATTCCACCAGTTACTGATCCAGTTGGAGCAGCAGGTCCTTCGTTATCAATTGTAACTGGAGATAGTGGTGTTACTTTTTGTGCAGCAGAAAAGGCTGTATATTGACGAGATCTTGATGAAAAACGTGCCTTTACCCATCTAGAGTTTAAAGTTAATGTAAGAATATTTGCTGGAGAGATACCACTAAAATATACTCTTGAGTATGTAACACCTGTTGGTTCTGTAGAAGAGTTTGACTCATATTCAACAATATCAATAGCATCAAAACTTGACTGAGTTGGTATAGTATATGCAACATTATAGCCATCTACAGCCTGACTTACTGTAATAACTGGAATTGGCAGATCTAAAATGTGTTCTGGGACGGTATTGTCACAAACGCTAGTACTTTTATTATAAAAAGCATCAATTACATAAACACAAACCTTTGTAACATTTTTAGTAAGCTCCCCCATTGTTGTTTGCATTATAGATTCAGTAACTGTTGCTGTTTGTCCAGTCTGTGTTCTATTTACTGGAAATGAACCATATGGTGTTTGTCTCGTAACTCCATCAGCAGTGATCTCTAAAATAAATTCTGTAACAGTTCTATTGGCATGGTCTGCATAGTCCCAATCAAATGTAACCACAAGGCTTGATCCTGACCAAGCTGTTGAAACATTAGTAATATCTGTTGGTACTATAGCACCATAGCCAACTTGAATAGAAGCTTCTCCACCATTGATTCCAGGAATTATAAATCTTTGTGGTTCGCTAGGATGGCCTGCTGTTGGTGGACCAACTGATGCTGTTAAACTTTTTCCTCCACCAATTAAAGGAATATCATCTAATCCAACAAGTTCAAGTTCAGCTCCTACCCTTGCTCTAGTCTGTCCAATCTTATCCCAAGCTGCTCTTGGATCATCAACACTTATTGTTACGGGTTGATTTCTAGCAACTGACTTGGGACTTTTATAAACAGACTTAGGCGGTACCTTAGCCATTACTTTGGTCCTATAGCAATCCAGTTTATATTAAAATAGCTAACGGGCTTTGGATCGGCAACTGTTGAAGGTGACTCTGCAGTCAGCTCTCTTGCATTAATAACACGAACTGTAAAACCTTTATCAGTTGTTGCAATTACGGTACAAACAAGACCAACGTTTCTATCTGATGTAACAGTTGAGCCAACTAGAGCTGGTGTAACGGTTACAATAGGCTTTGCTTTAAAGCTAGCTGACCCACTTGAAGAGTTGTCAAAATCTACTGTTTGATAAAACATACGACCACCATTTGTACTTAAATCTTTGGTGCCATTTGCTTCAGTATCTGTGGTATTAATTCTAAACTTTCCATAAAGTATTTTTTGTGAGCCAGAATTAAATTCTTCATAAACTTCTGTTTCGCCATTCCAGTCTGTAACAGCAGTTCCTTTAATACCAAAATTATTTGTGATAGCAGAAAGAGTATCGCTGTGTTGATTAATAACATTAATAACTTGGTGCCAAGCAGCAAGATCTATAATATTAGGGTCTGATATTTTAACATATGGCATTTTTGTCTCCTGTCAATTAATTATACCACAAAGGACTACTCTTGAATCCTTTTAAGATTTAGAGATGTTGATAGTCCTTGGCTAAAGCTGTGAGATACTGAGTGTACTAGATATCTTTGACCAACAATGCCATTTAAGGAGTAAGACAGGGTTACGATATCTCCCACCTGAATTAAAGGGTTGCCAAATATACTTAAAGATACATTTTTAGAAAAACCCTCAATACCTCTTTGAACAACCTTTAGTGTTTTATAGGCTGCTTGCTTAGACTGTATCCACTCTGAGTCTACCTGAACTGTTTCTGACAAGTTAGAATAATCTATAATGCTTTCAATAATTTCTGGATCTGAAGGTGCAATTATTTCCTGTGTAAATAGATTTAGAAATACAGTAGCCTTGTTTACATCATCAGAGTCTTTTTTAAGGTACACCATATGTGGGGATCCATTGGCTATTGCCATTCTTGATCTGAACCCAGTATTTATTGGTGTTGAATAAGCTAGAGAATATTCATCAACTATTTTCTTCTGAACTTGTTGTTTATCTATTGGCTTATTACCTGGAAAATATTTCATCATATAGCTAACTGGAAAAACGTCTACAGAAACAGCAGCTGGGGTTTGATACTCAACATCATAATAATTAATTCCAGATACTTCTGGAGTTGTTTGCATAAGATATGTGGGAGACTTTGTATACAGCGGTTGTTTTTGAACTAATCCATTTAAAAATTCTCTATCTTGATAGAAGTAATTTACACTTCTTTCTTTTAATGGTTTTACAGTAGCGTGTATTTCTCTCAGCGTTGCTGGAGTAGTAGAGGCTGGAGTAGGATTTGATTTTGCTGGAAAAAGATTAGTTATGGTCTGTGGAACACAAGAAGCAAAAAAACCAAATTTTGTACCAACTTCAATGTTATCTGAGATGGTTGGCTTTTGTCCCAAACCCGTAAGTTGATTAACTTTTGATGCTTGCCATCCAGTTGCTGACGGAGCAGTGGTTGCATTATATTGTGTTCCAGGAATTTGCCAGCCAGTTATCTCAACATTATTTATAAACACTAACAAACAGTTTTTTGGATCTTCAACTGTTGCATCTTCTCCATCTTTACCATCTGTTAAATAATGAACCACCTTTAAATTGAAACACTGATCTCTTTCATAAGAATATATAGGTGCATCTTCTGTACCTTCTTTCTTTAATACTTTAGAAAAATTATCAATTATATTAACACACTCAGCAGTAACATCTGCCCATGACTGAGTTGCTCCTGTATGATCATAAATGTTTAGGGTGTAATTATATGCTGGTGGATCATAGAGTTCCTGAGTTTTTGGATTAAGCTTATTATACCTTGCAAGTTCTACAAAGTATGTGCCTGTAAGATCAGTTGCACTTGTCATATTAAAAAATAAACCTGCTGCTGCTCCACCTTCTTCATCTAATTTAAATTTAACAGAATATGTTTTATAGCCAATATCTACTTCAGATGTTGGAAATATAAGTGCTGAATCATTATCTGTTGGACTTAATGCAATGCTTTTTACCTCTGGCAGTTTAGGGTATGCCGCCTTACTATTAACAATTGATGTTGTAGGTTGTGTATTAGATATTTCAAAACCTGAAACTACAGCTATTTTTGACAAACCCTTGCTTGCTAGATCTGTTATCTTTTTATGCTCAATAGGTACGGTTCCAAATAGACCACGTTCTACATTTGTAATTTTTCCTGTTAGTTCTACAAGGACGTCATAGTCTGCAGATATATAGGCTTCCCCACCTGATACATATGTTCCTGTTTGTTTTCCTAATATCTTAAATGATGTTGCTGTTCTTTCACTAATAATACCTTGAATATTATAAAGAAATGGAACAACTCCAGCAATCATTACTCTGTCACCAACTTTAAAGGTATTCGCTGATGTATAAGTAATCTCAGTTCCATTACCAGAGACAGAGGTAATTTTAGCAGTAGATAGTCTAAGCCCAATACCTTGTTCTTTAATAAATGTATCTATATATGAAGTAAGATCAAGATTATTTTTAATAGATATAAATTTTTCTTTGCTGCCACTAAGAGTTGACAGCTTGTATTCTTTATATGCAAAAGAAACAATTTCATTTTCAATAAATGCAAAGCCATCATTACTCATATCAAATGTATAAAAAATATCTAGTAAATCACTAGTGTTAATCTCAAATATATTGGAATTTTCTAGCATATCTGATTTAAGATAATTAAATCCAACAGAGTCAACGGTTTGCTGGCTCCAAACAACATCATTTGAAGTTGTGTATATATAAGATGGGGAATTTTTTATATCAACATTTTTTACATTCTGAACAGGTGGTGATTGTTTAATTTTTGGTGTTTGATATTTTAAAGAAATTTTTCCTGGTTTAGCATTATTTGATATATTAAATCCATCTTTCATAATGTTGCCATCTGTCAAAGCAAGGTTAGATCCTGAAGATGATAATATGTCGTGTAAACTTAAAAACTTCATAACTCCATACTCATCAATATATGCGCCAATTTGATAAGCTATAAACAATTCATTTAAGCATTCCATAATGGTTGAATCTTTAGAATTACAATAATAATAATAAAGATTTACTGGAGCTTCTGATGAGTCAAATATTCTATAAATAGAGTCATAGTCATAGTCTGTAAATCCAGATAAATCTAAAATATTTGTTATAATTTCAAATGGCCTCTTTAAATTCACAACATAGTCTGCTACTGCTATTGATTGTAAGTACCTAGAAATGTCAAAACATTGAACTGTAATATCCTTAATATCATTTTCAGCCCAAGAGTCTGAATAAAAAACTCCGCCAGGAATATAGGTGTCTGACGATATTTTTGAGTTAGGTGATGCGTATTCTTTAAGATGAAAGTTTATATAAAACTTAATATTTTTTCTTAGCATGTTTGCCAATATTGTAGATGACTGATCACTTTGACTAGAAAAAATTGGAACTATTGTTGATCCAATCATAGCTGGTATTCCAGATAAAGTAATTCGGGCATCGTTGGAATTTAGAGAAGAAATGGGAAGTAGGCTATTGCTTGCATCTAAAGATTTATCAATAGATACAGACTGAACAAAATCTGTCAAATCAATCTCAAGTCTTGGAGAAATTTCTACTACGTGCATTCTTTTTAAATCAGATACTACATTTAATGAAGCTGAAGGAATTTCTGTTGGTGTTGAAGTGCAGTTTACTGTATAGTTTATTGTCTGAGATGCAGAAGCTCCTTGCTGATTATCTGCTGCGTATACAGTTAAAGTTAGTGCATAGGTTGTTCCACAATTTCCAAATCCAAGGTAGGATTCTGTAGCTGAGTTTGCATTGCTTGTCTTTATGCTTCCAATATCTGTTGAAGGGGACATTGTTATTTTATAAGAGGATGCATTAGAATAACTAAATAATGCCCAGATAGTTTGTTTTTGTGCACCAGTTAATGTTGAGCATCTTCCAGTATCTGGGTTAGGGCATTGGGCAGAAAATGAGTTGATTGTTGGTCCTGATGAAGGTGGTGCGGTCTCTCCTGTTAAAGATAAAAATTCTGGATTAGTTGTTTGATCTATCTGAGTTATAGTTATCTTGCTAAATGATGTAGATAAATATAATGATCCAGTAGAGCTGAATTGTGGCATTGATGACCACTTTGTTTTAGTCCAAGCAGAACCATTCCAGTATAGAATTAGGACTCCAGTACTTCTTCCACCCTCTAAGTTAGCTGGAGGTGATATATTTTGACTACCGTCAACTGTAATGTTAGTTCCATCAATAGCTATGTTAACAACTGGCACAGTCATTAATGTATTAAATTTAATAACTAACTTGTTTGTTGTAATTGGCTTTTCATAAATAGATGTAATGCTTCTTGATGATTCATCTGAAACAAAATATCTATATGCAGATGTATCTGTTGGTAAAACATTTTTTAGTATTGGTACAGGCTTAGAGGCAAGACAAAACTTTGGATTTTGTAAAATTGGAGTTACTGGAAAATATGTAGGAGTAGTGTATCCGCTAAGTACTGGAGAGGTAATTTTTCTAAATGCAGATGGAAAGGTTGACTTTATATTGCCTGATCCTACATATGACTCCCCTGGCCTAAAATATGTAAATGGCATCTCTGTTGGAAATAAGGAGTGGTTTTGATAATCAAAATAAGTGGTAGCGTATACTTTAGGTTCTGTAAAATATACTATTGGATTATTTGTTTCACCACTTATGGAGTTGGCTGCGATAGTGTATACAAAGCCTGCAAAGGTGTTATCAGAGCTTTGGGAGCCTACGTAGGTGACAACCTTAGTCCATCCTAAAGAGTCTGCCTCAACGTACTCAGAGCCGTACTGAACGCCTGTTCCTCTTCCTGATGCATTTATCATTACTGGAATAGGACTACTAGTCTTTACATATGTGACTACTTTATATGCAGAACTAGATCCTCCAGATATAGTATATGATACTTTTCCTTGACTAATCATATCTTGTGGGGATGACTGAGTTGTAAAAATTTCACTAATACTACCAAGAACACCAAATGAAGAATTACACGCATCAATGCTTACAGTGTATGATTGACCTGATGATAGTCCAGAAAAAGTATAGCTTGTTCCCGTTGAAATTGTGTCGGACTGACCACTTGTTTGCACCCTATATAATACAGTTCCAGTTGGTGGATTAGACCAAGAAACATTAATACTAGATGAAGATACAACTGAATTTGTTATAGCAAAAGCACTTGCGCTTGGTGTTGATGTGGTAATTGGTTGAACATTAACTGGTCGTAACATAGCAAAGCTTTTAGTTACAAAGTTAGGCGGCTTAAGCGTAGGTTCAACATCTGTTGGCAAAGGTGATATTGCAGTTACCGTTAACTCTTCACCAATTCCAGCGGTAGTAATATATGGGGCATTAAATAGATTATGATTCCACTCTGCAGAAACTACTGGTGTCAAAGTGATTGAGTCTGAGCCTGTAAAGACTGAAGAGCTGACATTACCTAGCATTAGATCTCCGTAAAGTCAATGCTCATACTAACGTAATCTGAAACCTTCGTTCTGTTAATAATGGTTTTAGAAAAGTTAGTCATAAATACAGTATATACCTTAGAGGTATGTTGTGCAGTAACAAAATCTCCAGACCCATTTAGTCCAGACTCTACTACCTTAACATAAATTGGAGATCCTACATTAGATCTATAAAATGATTCAAGCCAAGCAGCACCATGGTTGAGGTCTGCTGTTTCAGATGTTTTTGATGGGACATATGTCCATGATGCTGATATTGTATTTTTCTGAGAAACTACATACTTTTTCATTCTACCGTTAGCCATTCTAGCCTGGGTTTCAATAAGCTCTGTAGACACTGAAATTGGCTCTCTATTATGATCTGTAATTTTTTGCCAATTAACATTATCTAGGGATACCTGTATACCTGATTGAATTGAATAAGCCATTATCCACCAACTCTATTTGTTTTATTATTCTTGCTTATTTCAAGCTTTAGCTTTCTCATAACTTCATTTGCAACAATTTCTGGATTTGCATTATTACTTGTAACAGGCATATTTATATTATACACTGTACCGCCAGATTCTGTGCCAACTGTTGCGGTACCGTTATTAATTGCATCCATTGTCTTAACACCATAATCTCTAACAGATGATGCCTTTACAACATATTCTCCATTTGAAACTCTGATTGATCCTCCACCAGCATAGCCAAGTGATGCCCTGATTGAGTCTGATCTACCTGTTCCTGGACCCTTGATAAGTCCACCAGTTGCGAGCCCTGGAACTCGTTTTGATAAAGTTTTAAGAAACTCAACTTTAGGAAGATTTTGAATATGTACTCTTATTAGATTATACATCTCTTGAGCTTTTAGCATTCTTTCTAGTATTGCTTCAGCGTCACTTCCCCAGTTTTGTGGAATTGCATCTTGAGCCACAAATCTAGAAGTTCCATCCATTGAGATATAAGGCTTAGCATCTTTAAGTACCTGAGATACAGATGCGTCGCTCCAATCTTTTTTTCCTCCTACACGAAGACTTAACTGTTCAGTGTTTAATAAATATGCCATTCTTGCTGAGTCAGCAATTGGTACTCCAAAGACTGATTTAGGTGATTCAACGGTCCATGGATCTCCTGGTGCATACATTTTCCATGGTGAAAGTCCACGAATAGCTCCTGGATCAACATCATACTTATACTCATCTGCTTTAGCCATTCCAACAAATTTACCTCTTGCTTTAGCAAGTGTTTCTCCAATAACAATACCCATCTCATCTTTTAAACCTCCAAGGCCAAGGACTTGTGGTATTTCATGGGGGTATAGTTCAATAGAGTATGCTCCACGAGTGCTTGCCTGTTCTGCACCTTGTGCACCAAAGAGACGTGATGAGCCCATATCAAGCTCTTCTTGGGTTACATTACTTGAGCGCCCACGAGCATAGGCATATGCCATACCTTTGTCTAGTGTGTAGTATCCAGCTGCGACTGGTTCACCTTTATCATTTTTTAGCGGGGACCCATAAAGGTCATACTTCCAAAACTTTATTTTTTCTCCTGGACCTATACCATGTTGTTCTGCATAAATCTGATTAATTAATCTAGTAAACTCAGTTGGTCTATCTAAGTAATTCATGGCTCCATCAGAATATTGGCTTGCTCGCTTGCTTGATGTAAAACCATCTGGAAGAGATTTAGCAATTGCCTTATAGAATTCATAACGTGTTAATGCTTTTCCACGATAAGAAGGGGTAAAAGGACCATGAAGAGCATCACCAGAAGAAATCAGAAAAGGACTAAAAGGTTGAGGTCTGTAAAAATCTTCTGGAAGTGGCGCTGTAGCTTTTTGTTCATGTCTTTTTCCTTTAGCATCATACCAAGCTTTTCTGATATAGCCTCTATGTATTAATTCATCATAAACTTTGTCAAACTTTTGTCTAAGAGCTGCTCCATAGTCTGATCCATCTAGAAGCGGTGTTTCATAACGTGTGACATTACTTGTACCAAATATCTTATCAAACTCATCTGATTGTCTTTGTTCTCCTACTGAAAACTTTCTAGTAGTAGTGCCAGGATTTTGTCCTTGTTTAGGAGTCATCCTATCATTTTCATGAAGTGTTTCAAAAGCTCTTGTATCTGTTACATATCCCGTAAATCTTTTGTCAACAGGACTTCTTAATCCAACAGAAGCCAACTTCTGTTCTTTAAACTTATCCCAGCTTAATGCTTCATCGCCATATTGTTTATAGTACCAGTTATAGCCTGAATCTAGTTCGTCTTTGGTTACTGATGGAACACCAAAAAGACTAGACTTTTTACCAGCAAGGTAGGCTATCATCCTTTTTTGTTTTAGTGATAGTTTATCTACGATTGTTGGAATATTTATCACTGGAGATTCTGAAGGCTTGCTTGATTCCCATGGCCATTTTGTCACGTCATCTAAAAGTGGGTCAATTTCTTCAAAAGTTGCAAATTGTGCAGGACCCTCTCTTGCTTCCATATTTCTTGACAAAAAGTTTGGGGCGAATCTTCCTGCTGCATTGGCGACGCTCATCGCTGAAGCAAACATATCATCAACAAGTGCTTTGGAAACATCATCAGAAGTTCTTGCTACTGGTATCTGGTTCTCTATTGTATTGATTGATCCTGCAAAAGTTCGTGATCCCATGCCACTAATTCTTTGTTCTACTGCAGAACCAGGCTTTGATGCACCAAACTTTTGATTAAGAGATGTTAATGGTTTAACGGGGGTACCAAATCCCATAGTAGGATTAAAAGGAGCCATACCAATAAGTGCTGAAGATACTACATTTTGACCTAGCCTTGTAGTGATAGCCTTCTGCACTCCCTTTGGAAGAAGATTGATTAGAGGACCTAGTATAGCTGAAATTCCACCTGCTTTAATAGCATTTACAGCAGAGCTTTCAAAAGTCATATTTTTTAATTCTTTATTAGCGTTAAATCCTTTTTCAGTTGATCTAGATCCGCCTTTTACTCCATACTGAGATCCATCCTTACGCAGACCTTCTAAGCCTTCAAGCCCTCCAGCAATTGCTCCACCAACTAGTCCTGGAAAACCAAAGGGAACTCCTGCAACTGCTCCTTGTGGAACATTGTATAGTGTTCTGGCAATAGCTTTTGACCATTTATGAAAACCAGATGAGTTTTCATTTGCACCATGCTTAAGACTTAGCCACTTTTCTCCCTCTTCCATTATCTGGTAAAGTGCTCCAGAAAATCCAAACGCTTTCATTTTTCTAAGACGCCTGAGCCAAGCTGGACCACCATCAGCAAATTTTGGAACTCCATTTTTAAATCTTTGAGCTAATCCACCTTCTGCAAACTTTCCAGCATTTAATGCATCAAATGTTTCTGTTCCATATTTCTTAACAGAGTCCGCCTTGATTACATACTCACCATTTGAAAGATATGCTGGTATGGAATCAGAAGTTTTAGTTCCTGGACCAGATACATTGCCACCGTCTTGGTAAGCTCGTGGCAATCCTTGTGGATCTTTGTTATACCAGTAGCCAATAAGATTATCTTTTTCTTCAGTATCATAAACAAAGCCTGGGAAGTTCATAATGTCTGGATTGAACTCATACCAGTTTCCATCTGCACCTTTATTAAGGCCAAACTTCATTTTTGTGTTCTTTTTAAACCTAACTGTTTCGCCAGGCATGTAGTATTCACGCCATGTAAACTGTGCAAGTCCTTTTGGTGGAGGATATGGTATAGTTGGATCTTGAGCACCTGGATCATCTGGCTTTACCGTTTCAACCCCTATTACATTGCCATCCTTATCTTTAACTTGTCTCAGTTGTCCAACAGGTGTTAGCGTAGCGTTTCTTCTTGTATTTTCTATTGATGTTCTTTCCCCTACTGGACCTGAAATTATTCCTGGTATAGCCTTAACTATTTTATTTGCATTGATGTTTGCAGCTTCTATTTGAGCTTGAGATGATTTATTAATTGCAGAAACTATTTCTTCATTCTTTAGCTCTAGCTTATCTATCTTCTCTTGAAGTGCATCAGCCTTTGCTTGAAGAGCAGATTTTTCTGTTTCTGCATTAAACTCTGCAGTATTCTGAGTCTTTGCTTGCAAAAGATTTGCTGCACCAATATAGTCTCCTCTTAGTTTTGCTTCAACAATTTGTTTATCTAGATCTGCTTGTTTGTCTAGATAATCATTTTGTCTTTTAAGTTCACTGCTTATTTTTTCTTGTTGTTTAATTTCATTATCTATTATTTTTTTCTTTGCCTTTAATATAGCAATTTGCTTTTTTGTTGCAGCTGTTTGTTTTTCTATTTCTTGGTATGCTTTAGTTTGAATATCAGAATATGAACTAACCACTATGTCTTTAACTTTAGCTCTTTCTGCCCTTGCTTTTTCAAGAATAAGGTTTTTGTCTTGACTTGTGGTATCAATGTCAATACCTTTGCTTGCTATTTCCAGAAGCTCCATAACTTCTTCAATAGCTATTCCTGGAATATCGCTTAATATTGCAAAGCCTTTTTGATAATCTGCTGAAGCACCATTTCGCTTAAGTGCTGCACCAAGTGCGTCTAAAGCTTCTGCACCTTGATATCCTGCTGCAGCAATGCCAGCGATTATTGTTCTTACGTCCTCTAAAGATGTGCTATTTGATGCAATTCCTAACAATTGAATAAGAGTATCTCCTAAAGCTGTTGAATTATTTGCAGCATTTTTTAAAGTTATAGATATTGCCTCAGTTTGTGATTTAAGATTAATAAATGTTATACCAACCATAGAAAGCTTACCGCTAGCAGCTAAAAGTACATCTAACGCCTTTTGAGCCTCCTCTGGTTTAATGTTACCCATTGCAACTTGTGTTGTGATAAGTTGGTTTGCTAACTCTTTAACCTTTTCTACATTACCTTCTTTAGATATTTTATCCGATACTAGCTTTAAAGGATCGTCTTCTGGAAGAGACTGAAGAAGTGCTACAAATCTAGACAACTCTTCATTTGTATAACCCAAAGACTGTCCCAGATCATCTGAGGCTGCTTTGGATCCTGTAATAGAGGCTGAAAATCCTCCAACTTTTAATGTTGTTTCAGCAACCTTGTTCCCAAAAAATGTTGCTAAAGATGCACTTGATGTAAATGTTGCTTTTGTGACAGCTTGAAGCTCTTTAGTTTTATTAATTAATGCTGATACAGCAGAAGTTATAGTTCCAATTGCTGCACCAATTGCCATACCAGGAGGGCCAAACATCATGCCAAGATTGGCACCTGCAAGTCCTCCTTGTAATATACCCTTGCCAGCAAAATCTGGAAGCATTGAAAGTCCCATATTGACTCCCAAAAGACCCATGCCTCCACTAAAGTTACTCATTTTTCCACCAAGACCCTTTGCTTTAGCAGCAAGAGACTGTCCTGTTGTTGAAGTTGTTGGAGTTGGCCCATCAGGATCTGGAGGAATTGGTCCTTTAGGATTTGGAGGAACGATTGGCAATATTGTCATGCCTGGTTGTGGTGTGGCTCCAATAGGTGCAGGACCTTGTGGTCTGGTTGCTACTCTACGTGCTCTTCCACTTTGTGTAGCACCAGAAACTACTGATGAGCCCACCTGTCTACCAGCAGCCCTTGCTTCATCATTAAGTTCCTTAACACCAGAAACAAATCCAGTTGCTGTATCACTACCAAGTTGCTTAGTAACCTTTGATGGTGAAGTAATATCTAGTACTTCTTTTACTTCTTGTTCAACCTCTTTAGGCATTCTAGTAAAGAATCTTCGGACTCTTGCTCTAACAGCTTTCATTGTAAATCTATCTGCTTCTTGATGCTGAGCGTCAGTAACACCTCTATTTTTATAAGATGACCCTTGTGCTAGTGGTATAGCAGCTACGGTTGTTCCTCGCATATCCTCTGGAACAGCAACTCTATCATAACCCGTTCTTCCAGATTTGGATATGGTTGGGAACATAAGTGTAGAAACTTTTTTTGCATCTGCAAAAGCTGTTTTAACTGCAGTAGAAGTATTTTTTCCAACATCAAATATTTCTTTTTCCAGTGCCTGACTAATTATTCTTTCAAAATCTTCTTGAGTTACAACTACACCTCTATATGCTGCAGACTTTAGCGCCTTTCCAACTGCAGTTCCAAATCTAAGTAAGTCTGGATCGTTTGGATCAAGGCCTGCCTGTGCAGCAAAATCTCCTGTAAATCTTGTTCTATTTTGACCTATCCACTGTGCACCTTCTGCTCCAGTCATTCTGTCTTGATTAAATGCAGCTGGCATTGGAAACACCATATTGCTTAATCCAGTTACTGGTGCACCTGGAATTCTTCTTTCCAGTCTTGTTCCCATTGTTGTACCTTCAAATGCGCTTACTTGTTCTGGAGTTAGTGTAATTTTAGGCAATCCATGAGCCATGACTGCGCCAGCATTTCCTTCAAAACTGCCTTGTACTGCCTTTGTGCTTTTTGCTAATTCAGTTACATTAGTGGCCGCCATAGCTTTTTTAAGGCCGTCCTTAGTAATCGTTGCACCTTTTTCAAGTTCCGATGTCATATCTTCTAGTACTTTAAATATAACATCATCAATGTTAGAGACTGCAGCGCCTAGTTGTTGTATTTCTGCTATAAATCTTCTTACTGAAGGAATTGAGGCTTGTCTTACTGGAAATTCTTTTCCACCAAAAGAAAATGCTCCAGGGGTTCCGTCTTCTTTTCCAAATTCATATCCAGGTATGTTTCCTGCAATCATTGCATTAATAAGTGGACCATATTTTTTACTCATCTTTGTTGGTATTACTGTCTCTCCAGGCATCAAGAGTGCTAGTTCAGAATCTCTATTTCCTGTACCGCCAACGGTTAATGGTCTTCCGTCTGCAAACTTTTTAATTGGTCCACGAGTAATTGGTGGGGCTACTGGAACAAATTGTGACTGAGCAGCAATTGCTCTTTGATATGCTCGTGTTAGTGCATTAACTGCTGCTGCTTCAGAGGTAAATGTTTGTGAAAGTTTAACGTGAACCTGATCAAGAGATGCTGCAACTGCTGCTGCATTTCTTTGCTCAGTAGTCATGTATTGAACTTCAGTTCCTAGAATTGCAGTTGCCTGCCCAGTTCTATTAAATGCTGACTTTAAAAATGCAAAAAGTTTAATCATATTTGCAAGACCGTTCATGACTAAACCAACTGTCATCAACAAGACTGGTCCAAGGCCTGCAACTATTCCAGTAAGTACAACTATAATCTTTTTAGTATTATCACTAAAACCATTAAACTTGTCTAATACTTTTGTAATAAATTCAGCAATTGGTGTTACTGCTTTTAAGAATTGTTCTCCAAGCGGAATAAGAGATAGCTTTAGATTTTCAACAGCACCCTTAAATTTATTCATAGCAGACTCTGAAGTCATGCCTAATTCTTTTTCTGCCAAACCTGCAAGTTCTTGAACTGAAGCTCCAGCTAAATCAAGAACACGAGATGCTTGAGTTCCTTCTTTTGTTACGTTTGCAAATAGTGTAGAAAGACGTGCAAACTGAAACTTTCCAAACATTTGCTCAATGGCTTGAGCTCTATTAAGTGGATCAAGCATGTTCAAAGCTGTTGCAAATTCAACAACAGTTTTCTTAAGATCACCCTTATTATCTAAAACTATCTTTTTTGCATTAATTCCAAAACTCAAAAGCATATCGTTTGCTTTGCCAGTTGGATTAATTAAAGATGCAAGTCCTGACTTAAGTGCGTTAGCACCTTCTGATGCATTAATTCCACCTTCCTTCATAGCAGTCATAAGGAAAGCTAAATCTTTAACATCACCACCAAGTTGTTGAACAACTGGAGCTGCTTTTGGAATAGCTGTTGAAATGTCATCAAGAGAAAGTACTGTTTGGTTTTCTACTGCGTTAAGAAAGTCAATTGATTCCGCAAGATTTTCCGAAGACATTGAGAAAGCATTTTGTAATGCAATAGTTGTTTCAAGTGCTTTTTGGCTTTCTACCTGACCAAGAATAGAAAGTCTGGTTGCTGCTGCTGTCTGTCTTTGTAGATCAACACCTTTAAAGCCTGCTGCTGCAGCTTCTGCTGCTAGACCAACGGTTGTTGAAACTGCAATACCATATTTAGTAAACTCTTTACCCAGCTCTTGAATATCCTTTAATGCTTGCTGTGATTCTCCAGTGGGTGTAAATAAATCTCCATAGACCTTCTTAAATCTAATAGCCTGTGTTTCCATATCCATGAATGTTTTGGAAGCAGCAGATCCAACTGCAATAAGTGGCAATGTAAAACCAACCATAAGCTGGCGTCCTGCCCATTGGGTATTTTTACCAAAGTTAAGAAGGTTGGTTGATCCTTGTTTTAAAAGTTGATTTAAGATTGCTTGCTTTTGAGCAGCTATCTGTGTTCTTGTTCCAAGATCAGTCATATCAAGAGCTAGAGGTCTAACAGCAATTGACCTCATTGCTCCGCTAGCATCACGACCTAGACGAATATACTGTGTTTGTAAATCTTTTACATTTTCTCTTGCTACTTTATTTATGGTGTCATGTTCAGTCTTAAATAGTCTGCCGAAAGTTTTTGTTGCACCACCAGCGTATCTAAAATATTCTCCTAGTGAGAATTTATTTTTTTCTAGGCTATTAGTAAAAGATTCAGTGGTAGTCCTTATTGTTCTTATTCCTGCTGAAAACTGACCAGTAGCGTTTATTGAATTAATTAATGTTTGCTGAAGCTGGGTAGAAACTGCATTAGCTGCAGCTCCACCCTTAGCCATTGAGGAATGAAAGGCTGATATCTGTCTCTGCAAGTTTTTGATACTAGCAAGTGCTTGAGCAGTATCAATGTTTACTTGAATATTGGACTGAGTATCAGCCATTCACTATACCTCTTTATTTAGTTATTATTCATTACCGCTGAACATTGTTGCTGCATCAGAAATCTTAATTCCTGAAGCTACTTCAACAATCTCATAAACGGTAGGCAAATCAATGTTCTCTTCAAGTACTGAAATGTCTGTAGCTAGCTCTGGCTTGTACTGCTCCATTGCAATTAGAACACATTCCATTAGCAGGTCAATAGACTTTTCGTTATCATCTACTACTGCTGCTATACCCTCAAACTTTGCCATAAACTTTCTCAAAAGTGAAATTTTAAGCGGTCTTAGAGTTATTTCTGTACCATCAATTAGCTTGATCTTTTGCGCTTCATGCACAGTTGTTGCCATGTTGATCCCTCCCATAGGTTTAGATAATTATACCATAAGAGATGGGTCTCGTGCATCTTCATAATCTAGACCCATCCCAATTCCAAACCCTGCTTTTTTAGCATTCTGTCCCTGTAGTGCTAAGACATCGTTACTATCACTTGTTGCTCCATTACTAAATATTCTAGCCTTCATATCTTCCCATTCTTTTTGTCCACGATCAGACCCAGATGCTTCATCTAAATCTACCCCTTGAATAGCTGCAAAGAACTTTTTCTCTTGATAATCTAATTCTCTCTTGCTTGATATTATTGCCATTATTTCTGATAAAGATAAAGATGCTTCTAACTCTTTGTAGTCTTTCCATATACCCAGTAAAAATACCTCTGATTCTAGCTTTGCTAAATCAAACTCTTCCCATGATGGGCCTGGATCAACTTTTTGTGCCTGCTCTTTAACATCAGACTCTTCATCATCGCCTATTTTAATATTTCCAGCAATGTCTAGTATTTCGTGTACAGTTGGCATGTCTATATTATCTTCTAAATCTTCTATACTAGAAGATATCTTTGGATAATATTGTTTCATTGCAATTCTTGTGCACTCTAATAAAACCCGCATTGCCTCATCATCATTTTTAGTTTCTTTTATATGCTTAAAAGCATCCATGAATTCTCGTAAATATTTAATTTTTAACGGCATGGTTTCTACCTCTGTACCGTCAAATAAGTAAATATTTTTTGTTTTATATATCTCTGTAGCCATAGTATATTAAGTTTACCACAAAAACAACAAAGCCCACCTCGTTATGAGGTGGGCTAAGTCGTATTATTAAGTTATTATGAACCTAGTGTCCAAGTACGATCAACGATCTTACCATATGAACCAGATGAGTCATCTGGAAGAAGACGGAATGAAACTTCAAACATTGAAGCCTCATCACGCTTTGCAGATACTGTTACATTCTCAATTGAGAGTGCACGATAAGCTGTGTAAACACGCTCTACGTATGCTGAATCTTCGCAGTCACCAGTTCCTGGTCCTACTGCAACGATACCACGCTCAACTGGACATTCTCCAATTTCACCTGCAGAAAGGTTAAGAGCTCTTCCTGTTGATGATGACTTGGTTCCTGAAAGCTGTGTATCATTTGATGCCAATGCGTAAAGCAAGTTCTCTAGAGTTGCTTCAGCAAATGCTGTAGCAAGATTTACCTGCATTCCTTGCTTGTAAAGCTTAGCAACGTCAAGAAGTTGGTCAACCTGTACTTCACCGAAATCAGGTTGGAACTGCAATTCAAGACCGTTCATGGTGTAACCTACGTTTGTATAAAATGCATCATCTGCGAGAGTTTCTCTAAATGATTCATTTGATACTGCTGTCTCCAGTGTTGCTGGAGTCAGAACTCCATCTGCAATAAAAAGTGCAGCTGCACCAACGATAATGTTGGTATTAGTTCCACGACTGTATGCCATTTATTTTACCTCTTTCTATTAGGGTATATATTAAGTTGTACGGCGTTTTGTTTCCTCAAAACAATTATAACAGCCTTTTATATAACTATTCTTTTAGTCTTTCCGTTTATTGATGCAACCTCATAGCCCTGCCCACTAGAAGGGGGTGTCTCTGGAGACCAGTTATTTGAGGTTAGTTCTGGCATCTGGTGGTACTCAAAATCAATAATTATCTTATTTCCACCATAAGTACGGGCAGTGCCAAAGTCTATAATATCTCTTGTCTCTTCAAGTTGGTATATTTTAAAGTTATGAAAGTAGAACATGTTTTCTATTAAGTCTGGGTTTGCTTCTGTACCTATATTTATAGCTCTATTTGAGCACCAATTGTTTACTTCTTCTGCTGTTTCATCTAGGCGATCCATAAGTCTAAGAACGGCCTCTTGTATTTGAACCATATTTTCTATGGTATTTTCTGCAGTAGCATAAAAATAATATAGTATTTGCTCACCTTTAATGTGTGGCAGAGTTTTACGGTTCATCTTTACAAGTCTATCCCATGTGCCCATAACTCCAGCTGCTGGAAATGACCCAGTTAGGTCATCTAGTATTGAGGGGGTTGATGGAAATAAGGGAATCTCAATATTGGTTAGTAAAGTAATTTTGTCTTCAAGATATTTATTAATCCATAAAACAGGTGTATTTAAAAGTGAATCATTAGCCATTATCTAATCCCCGCATTCGCTATCCATCTATAACCAACCTGCAAACCTTTTGATCTGCCCATTGATTTTCCTGATGCTAAATTTCTTTTATAGACTTGTGGGTTGCTTAAGTATTCATACAAACCGCTTGTTTTTAAAAATGCTTGTGTAAAATATCTATTAAAAAATGTGTCTACAACTTTTTGAAAAGAGCCTGTGGTCTCTATTCCTCCAGGTGAATCTACTACAACCTCGCCTTTAGTAAAGAATGTTTCTCCACCATCTTCAAAAACCAACACGCTTGATCTTGTTGGTCTAATGGTTACTGGAGTTCCTTGTTCCATAATTTTAGCCTTATTATAAAAAGGTACTGATGAGCCATCCTTAATTGATGTTGATTGCTTCATCGTTGACACAAACGAAAGGCCAAGGTTGCTTATTGTGTAGTTTATATCATATAGACGTGCATCAGGACTTCCCACTTTAGACCATTCATATATATGGTGTAGTGCTCTTGGATTTACCCTGGCATTTGTGTCAATATATTCTTCTAGTAATTCTTTTGTCATTATTCCAATATTGTTCAAAAACTTTGTTTTTCCTGCTTTGATACCGTCTAAAAATCCAACAGAGTAATCTATGATATTTTTCATTTCTTGTTTAAATATAGTATCATTCATTATGACTTTCATTATAGATCACTTGCCTGATTCTCTGATCTTCGCAATACAACCTTATAGTATTCAACATTTCCAAATGGACCTACTACAGCCTCGCTTGATGCTATTTCATAAAGCGTAGATTTTCCATCTCTTGTTCCAGATGTTTCCATGTATATATTACTTTGCTGTTGTGTTCTAAGATTTGTAACTACAACATTTGTAATTGAGTTTCTTGCATTATTAGAGGCTATACGAAGGTCAGTCTTTGTCCTACCAAGTAAAATATTTTCTTTGCTGATATTAACATTTGGCTTTACTTCTTCTGAAGCAGATTGACCAGTTGGACCAAAATTACAAGCTATAGACCTATCAAGAATCCATTGCTTTTTTAAGTTACCGTATGCTCCTTGATCAACTATTGGATAGTAGATGTCTGCAAGCATAGGGTACATAAAATCTGTTGCTTCGCATTGCATTAAAGAATACCAATTCTTGTAATAGACTGTGTGTATTTATCAAGGATCTTATCAACTAGCATGTTTCCAGTACCACTTAGAACTGTCTTATCAAACTGAATCTTAAATTGTTCTGTATTGTAGGCAGTTACATATCTCTTATAATAATCTATTTTGCCACATTTAATATCTTCAATTAGCATCATTGCTGCTTCATAAATGTCATGTGGAACAACCTTATATCCCGTTTCAAGTAGGAACAAGTAGTCCCATCCTTCTGGAAATGCTACTCCAGTAGAAAATGTATATGCGTTTTCACTGTAGTCTGTATCGTAAACATTAAATGAATCTGATGGAGCAACCTGAAGGTTTAAACCTTTTTGCTGAGACCTATTTTCAATTAGACCTGTTGTTTGTGCATTTTTAACAATGGCAGTTTTATCTTTACTTAGATCGTATGACCATTCACCAAGAACAGGTTCTGCTAGGCTTGCATCATAAACTAAAGATGAGTTTTCATAAGCTTGTAAGATTTTGTAAACTCTGTCCCAGATAGGTAGGTAGTCAGTAGCTTGTCCAGTGGTATCAAGCCACTCTACTTTATAATAAAATCCACCAGTTACAGAGTCAATGATTGCTCTTGCTATTCTTTCATACTGTGCGTACTCAGCTATTTCTGATGCAGTAGTTCCAAGCTTTTGAGGATTAACGTAAGGTCTTTTAATTTCTAGGTTATCTTCAACTACTATTGAATCTTGCTCTCTTAGTTCCTGATAAACAACCAAGTAGTAGCTATCGTCATATTTAGTAAGATCTCCAGAAACCTCTATGGCAATCTTTGAATCTGCAGAAGAGTCTACCTCATACTCTGCAAGAATATCATTTCTATCTTTATCCATGATTTCTACTATATGTTCCGTATTTGGTTCTGCGACGGTATACGTAATAAGAATAGGATATGGTGGGACTCTTAAAGCTTCCATGGGTTATTTACCGTATGCTCTCTTCACTTCTTCTGGGGTGGCTGTACGAACGGACTTGTTTGTTACCCATTTTTCAGCCTCCTCTACAGTGACTATGTTATAGCCCTTAGTCAACTCTCCAACACCATTCCAGCTCATGTTACGCAATGAATATATAGCAACCTTTTCTGTTGGTGTTTTTTCTTTAACTACTGGATCTTTTGTTTCTCTTGGTACAAAACTAAAAATTACTTCTAATATATCTTTTTTTGTGCTTACCCCGAATAGGTCAATATTGTTTTTCTTTGCATAAGATCTTAGCTCAAATACAGTCTTGTTATTTAATTCATCTATTAATGACATTGTGACCTCCACTGCTATTATATCAGAATATGACAAAGGAGGGCAGATTTCTCTACCCTCCTCGTCGTATAATCAGAGATTATGATTCTGATGCTGCGTCTGCGTAAGCAACTGCATCAAGCTCTTCCCACTGAAGACCAAAACGGACGAATACTGTGTATTCAATTGTGTCCTTCTTTGGCTGGTAGGTACGGTTTACAGTGATATCACGCTGGAATCCCCATACACGGTTTGAAGGGAATGTAAGGTCTACATAACCTGCTGGGTAGTATGGAACTTCCTGAACGTCAACACCAAGAACACGTGTTGTACGTGCTCCACCAAATGTCTGAGCTCCACCATCTAGGTAAGCCTGACGATTTGCTTGTGTTGATCCTGCGATCTGTCCTGCAAATGCTTCTGCAACTGCATCAGCAAGTGTACCGTTGTTCTTAACGATACCTTGGAATGCATCTGTACCAGCATAGAACTTTAGGTTGTTCTTGATTGCACGGTACTTACGTGGCATTGCAAGAATGATATCCTGCATAACTTCTGGTGTCCATGCATTATCAGCAACTGTAACAATTGCTTCGTGTGCATCTCCATCTGTAGTTACTTTGCTAACAAAGCCTTCCATGATATTAAGGAATGCGTTGCTTCCTGAACCTGTACCATTAATGGCAAGGTCTTCAATGTCGTTAGCAAAAGCATTTGTCATCAAGCGAACTAGATGATCTTCCAATGCTGCGCCTTCAATATTGTCTTCAAGTGCTTCTGTTGAAACTTCCCAATCAAGACGAATCTTCTTGGTTGTAAGCTCAACCTTAGAGAATGTTGCACCTGCATTTTCAAATGTAGGCTGTGCCTGTGCTGCTGCACGAATGACACGCTCTCCAACGTTAACCTTCTCAAGTTCCATTGTGTTAGCTCTCATTGTGACTCTACGGCCATCTTTAGCGAGGACAGTTGCATCCCATACGTAATCAATGAAGCGACGTGCTTGCTCTGGAGCTAGAATACCACCTGGTGTACCAGTTGGATTTACTGCGTTTGGTCCAGTTGTTAGTCCATAGTTTGCTGTGGCAATGTTACCAAGCGAAGCTGCTGGAGATAGATTTCCATCAGGTCCTTGTGCTACTGCACCACCAATTCCACCTGATACGGCAACGCCATCACCTGTGGGATGATTAAAAGACTTTTGAAGATCTGTATTATTTTGTTCTGACATATTGTTCACCTCCTAGTGATTTTGTTTAGTTAAATAGGTCGGAATTTGTGAGGAAACGTCCGCCCCATAGGGATTTCTGAATCACTTTTGGTGATTCCTGTACAATCTCGCCGAGATCGCCAGACTTGCGGAAAGCTGTATCTGCAACTACGGCATCAACTGTCTTTCCAAACTCATTAAAGCTGCCCTTAACTTCCTTAACCTCATTGGTTACGGACTCAAGAGACTTTGTGATTGCATCAACATTGACCTGCATAGCCTTTACTGTTGCTGCTAGATCGCTCAAGGCATTAGTTACAGAGTTCTGAATATCAGAAACTGCTTTAGCAACTTCTGCTGTTGCTGACGCAACCTCAACAATTGCTTCATCAGCCTTCTCTGTTACTTCTTCAATAGAAGGAGCAGTACCCTCTTCAACTGCAGCATCTGACTTTTCAGTTACAACTTCTGCTGCAACCTCTGGTGTTTCTGCGACAATCTCTGCTGGAGCCTCTGGAGCAACCTCAACTTTTTCAACTTCTGGAGTTGCATCTGCAACTACATCTGTGTTTTCTGTCATAGGATTATCCTCCTTTGCTATCTTAATTGTTCTAATGCCTTTTGCACTATCAACTAAGAACTTTATCATTGTGGTTTTTTCTGAATCATTTTTTTCAACAAATCCAATATTTTTCATTTCTTCGCCAGATATTGGGCTAAGCTCTGTTTCGTTTTCAGATACAGTTATAAGTCCAGACTCTTGATTTGCAGGGGAATCAACAAGACTCAACTCTATCAAATCATATTCTTTAATAACTCTAATTGACTTCTCTAGATCTTCATCATAAGCATCGTCCCACTTGTTCATTCTTCCACCAATAGAAAAACCAGTATAGGTTCCATCTAGAACTTTTTCCCATGCATCTTGTGCACCTTTTGAAATATAAGCTGAAACAAAAACGCCCTTATAGAACTTCTTTGACTCTGGATCAAAATACTTTTCTTCTTTAAATGAAACCATCTTGCCTATTGCTGATGGCTGATGCATTTCTCTAATGTTTCCACGGAATTTTGCAAAGGCTTCCATAGATGCTTCTGTTGTTACAATGTCGTCTTGCTTGTCTAGGTTATCTAGAGATGCAAAACCAGAAACGATTCTACGTCCTTCATCAACCTTTGTTAAAGGCATGGATAAACGAACGTTGTCGCCATCAGTTGTCCAATGAGCTTTATTTATATTCATAGCGTTTCTATTATACCAAACCTTTTATAACTTTTCTTAATTATTGAGACGATCTACCTTCACCCTGTGCATTACGCCCAGTTGTAGTTGCAGGACCATCGGATTGGTTATTTGCTCTTTCTGAATCCCTTGATCTATTTCCAGCACTGTTGGCTGCAGCATCTGTAGCCTGTCTTGCAGACATAACAAATGGAGCGTCTCCATCTGGATGCTGTGGAAGACCAATAGCTTCACGAGCCTCATTTGGCATCATGACCTGAGTCTTGACGTATCTCTCAAGAATCTGTGACTGAGTAATCTCGTCAGTTAGTGTAAGCTCATTAAACTTAAGTTCAAGGATATCTGTCTTTTCCTTAATGATTTTGCTAATTACTTTGTTTAGGTGGCCTTGAGCTGGACGAGATACTTGCTCTTTAAATGTTCTATCCTGTGCAATTGATGCTGCGATTGCTGCTGAGTCAGTACCGCCAAGTTTTGAAATTGGAACCTGATGTGCAACAAGAATATCATCACGATTTTGCTTGCGGTACTCTTTAAATGATCCGTCCTGAATACCGTTTTCAATTGGCTTCATATCAAACTCAACCTTGTTTTGATCCGTATCTCCAGGAAGAGGGATGTAAAGAGTTCTATGAGATTGTGCCTTAAGTCCTGTCTGCAAGAAACGGAACATCTTATCTTCTGCTTCTCCAGATAGCTTTGCACCTTTAAGTGTTACGACATATCGTGGAACAGCCTTATTCTCAAAGTAATCAATATTATATTGTGATGCAAGCTGATCACCAATAAGTGATGGAAGTGCTGCAATAATATCAGGAATTCCATAGTATGTATTTAGTGGAGAATATTCCTTGATATGAATAATTTCATTTGGACGAGGATCTGCTGTAACTGGATTAGCATTCTTTGCACCAAAGTTTCTAAAATAAACAACCTTCTGCCCAATGATCTGCATGTATCCATCACGCAAGCGACGAATGCGAACGGTAGTTGATGGAATATGTCCAATGTATCCAATGTCACCATTAACAGTACGACCTACTTCAATGTATCCATTTCCAGTAGATTCAACATCTGTATAAACCTTTTCCATTGTCTTGGTAAAAGAATCATCATCATTTAGGTTTTCTAGCCAGTCACGCATTTCAAGCTTCATTCTTTCAATACGCTTACGAGCACGACCAACTGCTAACTCATCATCTTTATTTTCAAGACTTAGCATTGTACGATCAGTTACTTCAAATGAATATCCAAGACCAACAATGTTTGCTACCTTAGCATCAATAGCAGCATGGTTAGCAAATGAGGTGTCATAAAAATTTGCAAGTTCATAAAGATTATAAGGTGGAGTAATTACGTCATAGATTCCATATCCATTGCGATATACCGTTCCAGGATTTATGGCTTTTGATTCAGCATCTACTCCAGCAGGGTTTGCATTTGCTGAGTCAAGATACGCTGGATTATTTAAATCTAACGCTTTACCAATATTTCTTGCAGTTCTTCTACGAAAGTTTTGATCTAGTCCAGCATAATCTTTTAAAACATCCCAAGATTTATTAAATGGATCTTGTTCTTTAAATGGATTATCTTTTTCAGCCTGTGTATTTAGGCTGGCAGAAATATATGTATAGTCATCGTTACTCATCAAATGCCTCTTTTCCATGAGTCTTCAAAGTCTGTTGAGCTGCATGCCATGCACCCAAATCATTTACTGATGGAATTAAACCATTGACCATACGATCAAGTTGCTCTGAATGCTCTTCTTCACTAATTCTAGTTAGTCCAGCAACAAATACTGCTTCACCATCGCCTGGATCTCCAAAGTGTCTTGCTGCATTCTTTAGCTCTGTAATCTTTGTAAGATCACCACGCATTGACGGTATGTTCAAAACAGAGCCTTCTCCGTCTGTAAACCACTTTCCAGAAGACTTCTTATAAACATATAGACCCCAGTCATAGCTCTTCTCAATGACCTTTTTTCTGACATTACCAACAATAGGCAAGCCAGTCTTTTGATTAATTAATGGATTTTTAGCACTACTCATAACCATAAGTATACCACAATCATGTCAATAATGACCAACTAAAACCATTAGTAGAATTTGATCTCGCAGGCATCTGTGGAGCAATATGCTTCACCTTCTGCCTCAAGATTTTCAACTCCATCATATACGGCAGACCAGTCAATCTTACCAATCTTGCCTACATAGGAGTTATATTCTTCTCGTGTGATTTCTGTATATGGTTGCTGAGGATATGTCTTATTTCCCATTGGAAGGAATGACACTGCCTTTAGCTGTCCCTCATACATATTAAGTGCTGGAGCAACAAACTTCTTTTCCTCTTCCTTATCAAATGACAGGGTTACAGAAACACCATTGTCTGACCAGTACTTCTGAGCAGTTGCTGCTAGTCCAATCTTTTCAAATAGACTTACCTGCTTTTCAGAACGCTTGTGTCCTGATGCAACTGGGAAGTAGACTACTGAGGTATTAGCTGATACTAGGTCTGCTTCAATCTTATACCCTGCAGCTTTGAAAAGATGGAGCATTGGATCTTGATCACCAAAACGAATTGCACGAAGGTAGAACTCTCCACCAGGTCCCCAGTGAACTCCAGGTGTAGCACCAGAAAGAAGTGACACGGAACCTGATGGCTTAACTGTTGTTACACGAACTGATTCACGAACACACAGCCATTCTGAATAGCGATGATCATGCTTACGAATTGTGTTGTAGCCCTCATCCATCCATTCACGGGTTGTTGGAAGACCATGCTCGTCAGCAAATGCAGCAATGCCTGTCAAAGATGTTCCAATACGACGGTTTCTTTGCATAATACCGTTTGTCTGTTGCCAATGTGTTGGCATAAGAGTTACAGTCTTTCCATAAAGATAAGCAAACTTCAATGTCTTGAGGAAGTCCTCCTTGGATTCATGGCGATTCAAGTGTACCTCTACAAGTGTACAAAGTTCGTATGACTCCAATGGCTGCTCCGCACAAGGATTGAAGCCCATGATGCGAGTGTCCTTATAATCAGGAGCATCTGCAAGACGGCCATAATTACGAGCAACATCAAGCCAGATAAAACCTGGTTCTCCGTTGTCTGCAATTAAATCTACATAATCTTCATACTTTGTTCCAACCTCAGCAGCAATTGAGTTATTACTCATCCATGCCCAACCTGGCTTTTCTGGATCGTATGAATTTCTTTCTGGGAATACTTCTGGATTCTTAAGATTAATAAAGCCCTCGTCTTTTGCAGTACCTAATGCAAGTGTTGCAGAACGACGAACATTTCCTGAAACAACGCATGTGCCAATAAGATTAATAATGTCTACAATTGCACGGCTATCTAGCTGCTCTCCTGCTCTAGAACCAATGACATTTCTGATTCGTGTATGTAGATCAATAAGTGGTGCTGGACCGCTAGCGACCCCTCCAAAGCCCTTAATAGGTGCTCCTAGAGGACGGATGAGGTCATAGTTAAATTCCTGTACCGCTTGATTTTGACGAAGGAATGAGTTTACTAAAATACGAACTGATTCTACCCATCCTTCACGGTTATCTGGAATTTCATAAATAGATGCTGGCTCTGAAGGTGCATAGATAGACATCTGCTTATCTTGTCCAAGAGTATCAAACCCAACTCCAATACCTAGCATCAGTGCATCCATTACCCAAGCAAAAAGAGCACCTGGATCATTACGATCAAGATCACGAGTAGATACCATTGCACAGTTTTGAAGTGAAGCAGAGTTGCGCTTCTCCATAGTCATTGGAGTACCAAATGCCCATAGACCACGACCTGGAGGAGTCCACTTCAACTCAAACATTCTTTGGAATGCTTCTTGTGCTGACTTCTGAGCTTTGTTATCATTCCATGGAAGACGGTTATCCTTAGCATGGTTCTTTTGAACTGAGTACATACCCTCAATTACACGACGGCATACTTCATGCCAGCGTTCTTTAGTTCCGTCTTCTTTAACACGTGAATAGGTACGAATAAATGTAATTTCTCCCAGTGAGTTAGAGCCTGCATCTGAAAATCCAAATGGAGCTGGGACGGTAGAGTACTTGTTTACAAAGTCCTCTGATAGACGGAATGAGAATACGCTTTCTGACATTTATATACCTTTCAAAGTAAAATTAAGTGAGTACTTCATGTTTTCTGAAGTAGTGTTAAGTATATCATAGATTTAGAAATAAAAACACGCTCAAAATTATTCTATCAATCTATAGTTTAGTGTTACAGCTTTATGTTTTATAAAGTGCTACAATTAATTATTTATTTTATGGTATACCCTAAGATTTTCCAAGAATCGTTCTGGATTAAATCTCCAGTTGTCCTTTGCAAAAGATGTAGCTATATCAATGCATGCTTTTTCGTATATATCTTTTTCAAGTACTGGCTTCAACCTTAATAAAACCTCAGTTATATCGTAATAGTTATTTCTTAAAAATGTTGGATCCCCAGCTTGGTTTCTTTTAAAAACCTTTTCATTGACTTTGCCAGATGGCTCATATAGTTTGACTGTTAAGTATTGTTTTGCAAAACCCCAATCACTATACATGCTGTAAGCTTCTGCTGCCTCTATTGCATTATTGTAAAAAATGATGGTCCTTACTGGGTCTTCGCCATCTCTTGAGATTGTTAGCATATATGCTGTTTGATTTTTTAAGGCAACTCCTTGCAAGTATGCACTAACTAAATCTGTGTGCTCTTGCTTTAGCTCTCCACTCATCTTGCATCATTATTTCTAAGATGATGTGTTATTAACATTTTTCGTCCACTTGTAAGGTTTAGCGATTCATGCATGTAAGGGTGTCCAGAAGGATACATAGCAATGCTTCCAGCAATTGGCTTTACTTTTATATCATGGTTTGGGAAGTAAAGTTCTCCGCCTTCATAGTCATCATTTAAATAAACAACAACTGTGTATTGAATATAATCATTTTTTTCATTTAAATCAACATGTGGGCCCATATGCATATTGGTGCCATATTTATTTATTCCTATTACAGTATTTTCTTGTTTTATAATAGAAATTGCAAAATCTAAATGATCTTTTGGAATATCAAATATATTAGCATAAACCTTTGCACACTCAGCCATATAATCACACAATGACTCTATAACAAACTTACACTTATCTAGTGTGACAGGATCAGACTCTTCTTTATACCTAGATCTATCCATATACTTTATATCGCCATAGATATGCTTTTCATCTGATCCAGCATACCAATTTTCCCACCCTGTAACTGCCTTTGAGTTTAATGACTCTATAGCATTAATGATCTCTTGGCTATTTTTTATAACTCCAGGGAAATAAACAATCTTATCTTTTAATATTTCATGCTTCATTATTTTTTAATCCTGAGTGTTGCCATTGGTATCCATCTTTCTCTATGTCATAATAATCTCTAGCCCACAATCCAACAAACTCTCTATCTTTTGAGTCAAACCCTCCAGTTATTGAATGAGCAAGAACAAATAAGTCTGATATCAAAAGATCTCCTTCTTTCCATTTATGGACATAGAGAAGATCTTCGTTATTGATAGTAATGAGATCTAAGATGTGTTTTCTTATTTTTAAAAACTGTTTCTTTTCACTATCTGTTGGTTCTCTACCGTCAAATTCATAAAGGTAGTCTGCATCATCAGTATGATGTGTAAGGTCTAATCTAATTACCTTTTTATCTATCCACCAATGTTTTGATATTGCTGGTTTTACAAAATTAGGATAATTTTCTTTGGAAGAGCAGTATTTGCTTTTGTTTAAGAAATCTTTCCAGTCCTCATCTAGATTATCGTATATCTCACTTGTATCAACAAAAAGTGTTTTACCTGTTTCTGGATCTGCAGAAAATTTTATCATATTCCAAAAACTAGCTACAATTGGTATATTATATTCTGTATGCTCTATGTGCCACGGAAGAATAACTTGATCTTTTTCACTATTCTTTTGATTTGAAGTTAGTCTTGAATGATTCTCTTGATACTTTTCTTTAATTTTATTAGTATCTGATGTTTTGCGATGCCTATCTGATGTTTGAGGATACCAATTAAAGTAATCCCCAAAAATCTCTCTAACCAAGCTTTGATCTTCTACAGACAAGTTGGCATCACGAAAACAAACTATTCTATTATCAATAATAAGATTTGAATAATATTCTATATTATTCTTAATATCCTCTATTGATACAAAAGCAGTTGGACTAACTATTCTCATAGTATACCCTTTTTACTTATCTTCAAGGTATGGATTTTTTTTAATAACTAGTGAACCAGCATTAAACTTTTTAACTGACTCTGGATCAGATGGATCATACTCTGGCTTAAATATAAATCCTGGGAACATATACTTGTCTCCCTCTTTCATAATATGAACCTGATGACGATATGGAAATGTTGATGGAAAAATAAGTGCTGATCCAGCAACTGGTTTAATCCAAAAATCAATTAGATTTTCATTTTCTGGATCATAAAGATCTGATCTTGGCTTAAGGTGAGCATACTGTGGATCTAACAAATCTTTATCATGCAATATCCAAGATAGCTCTCCACCTTCATAATCGTCGTTTAGATAAATTACCATTGACCACCAAAGACTATCATCTCCAGCTTGAGCATCATAGTGAGCACCCATTTCTAATCCAGCTATATACTTCATCACTCCCGCAAATGGAGATATGTTTGGTTCTTCTATGTCTAAGCCTCTATCTTTAACAAAAGCATATGCCACATCTTTAACAGCATTTTGTATTGCAGAAACAATGTATGTTGCCTTTTCTTTTGCTTCTCCAGACAATGAGTCTAGGTTGCTTACATTAAAATCTTTTTTACCGCCGAATGCTACACCGTCTCCAGAATTTGATAGCCAATTTGTCCATGCGGGAATTACACTGAGTATGTCTGGATCACCGTCGGTTTCTTTAATTAAAGATATCAACTTCTCAGGGTCTGGAATAACCTCTGTGTAGTAATATATATTCTCTTCTAGCTTTTTTTCTAGTTTCATGGTCTCACATCTCCTTTAGTATATAATACCACATTCTTAAAATACATTAGTACTTGTTATTTTCATAAAAATTAACCTTTTTTATAAATCCAACAAGCACATATCTGACTGGGCCTGCTCCTACATGCCTTACTCCATGCTCATACTTATCGTTACCTGGAAACAAGACCAAAGAGCCTGATTTGGGCTTTAGTTCTATATTCATGTGTTTAAAAAAAAGCTCTCCATCTACATAGTCATCATTTAAATAAACAATTGCAGCATAAGATATAGATGGGTCTGTATGTTGGTCAGTATGTGATTTTAACTCAACACCTTCTTGCATTCTTTGAATAGTGGCCAAACCACTTAGCTCAAGATCAGGATATGAAAAACTAACAATGTCTCTTAGTCTGCGATAAATAGAACGATAGATTTTCTTATTAGCTATATTTAAATTTTTATCATTCCAGTTTTGAGTTATCTCAAACTTGCCTTCAGCTACAAGATTATCAATGTCATCTCTACCAAACTTTTCCATACAAAACATTTTCACATTAAAATAGTATTCAATGTTCCAGTCTTCTTCTGGGGTGTTGGATATAATATTGAATATTTCGTCAATTTCTTCTTGAGATAAAAAGTTTTCTACTATTAAAACATCATCTGTTATATTTTTTACTATAAAGTCATTTTCTTCTAATTCTTCTTTTAAAAAACTACTCATATGTTATACGTCTTCTACCTTATACTTATTACCATTCATATCAATTTTATATCCTTCTTTTATAAGATTTTGCCACTCTTCTTTTTCTATCTTTTGTGCATCTCTTACCTTTTTCATTTCTTCAGCCCACATATCTCTTGTTTCTTGTGAATATGCTGACTCTTCTCTATCGTCCCAGAATGAGCCCATTGTATATCTTACACCTTTTGTAATCATTGTTACTTCGTGCATATTCTCATATCCTCCGCTAAAAACAGCAAGCATTCCAGTTTTTGGAGATATGGATATGTCATGACTTGGGAACTGTAGCAGGCCACCTTCAAAGTCTTCATTTAAATAAATAAATGCTGCATACCTGCTTCTTTCAAATGGTCCAGTATTTCCATGCTCATCAGTGTTGTCAGAATGTATTCTGGCATAAGCACCAGGTTCCCACTTTTGAGTATGGTAGCCTATCTCAACAATGGTGCCTGGATCTAGATCGTGAATAGAGGCAACTCCATTTATAATTCCTTGTTTAATTTTTGAGAATATGTCTGATGGAAGGCCAAAGTCAATGATTTCTTGATCACCATCTTTAGGAAGTACTGATGAGTATGACTCATAAAAAGATATTGGAGACCAGATAATTTTTTCATTTTCAACCTGTTTATCTAAAACTTTAATAATTTGTTCAGATTCTTCATTGGTTAAAAAGTTTTCATAAAGAATAATATCTTTAGTTAGTCTCACTTTATTATTGAGGTTTGTCATGGCTGTCTATCTCCTGTATGCTTTTGAATTGTCCAGAAAAATGGTATTACATATCTAATACCGCTTTTAATTTCACGAACACCGTGAACATAGTTTAAATCTCCTGGGAAAAAATATGCTGCTCCTGGCTTTGGCTTAAACTCTATACCTTGATTTGGAAAGTATAACTCTCCGCCCTCATAATCGTCATTTAAGTAGAATAATCCAGCTAGGTCAAACCATGGAAAATCATTTGGCTCACCGCTTGGTAGTTGCTTATCAGCATGTGGCATCTGAAGCTGACCTGGAAGCCATCTTACAATTGCTGGACTTGTTTCTTTAGCATCAACTTCAAAATATGCATCTACATCTTTTTTAAAACGCTTAACCATATTAGAAATAACAATAGATATTTGTGGATCTAGCTTATCTAAGGTGTTTGCTGTTGCAACTCTGTCTTTCCAATAATCAGAATCATATGTAACAACCCCATCTTCATTATAGTGAGTTTCTGTTACATCCCATACTGTTATTCTTTTTGCAGCATCTAACAAGAACTCATGCTCTTCTTTGGTCATAAAATTTTCTCTTGCTTGAATATGTTCTGGCGATGAACCAAAAAACCCAGCAGGGGTAATTGATTCGTATTGAATCATGTTGCGATTTTGAATTTCTTCTGTCATATTTTTATTATACCACTTTCTATTCGTAAGACCTTTTAGTCCAAACACTATTTTTATATACACCACCATTTGGAATACGATATTTTTTACTATTTTGTGTATTGTTAATAATTATATCATTTACTGTTGGAATGACTGTTTGTGATTTCCAATCTTCTCTTAAAAAAGGAATCATCTGAGCATATGGGGTTCCAGCTGGTATAACTCCAGTCCACCCCTCTTTAATAAAAAATGGCATAGATCCAGGAAGATTAACTTTATCGTTATCTATAATTCCAGCAACTGTCATAAAGGGCAGATCATATCTATTAAATGGAGAAGAGTATAAAACACTATACCCAGAGGGAACTTTTATAGCCCATTCTGGGAACCAAGCAAAATGATACTTGTAATATCCATGCGGTTGTTCAAACTGTGGCATTGGCTCTCTTCTTGTAACAAAATCTTGATAAAGTGGATCACTAACCTTTGCTGAAATATTTCCAATATCATCAATTGAAAATGTTATATCGCATGGTGTTACAAGACTATATCCTGTTGTCATTATATCTAAAAGTGCTGGGCATGCTTTCCATGTTGGTATCTTTCCAGCATCTGGACCAACCCAATATTCTCCATTGGGCATCTTAGCAAATCTATCAGCCTGTCTATACCAAGATGGAATTAGCTTTGATATAGACTTAGGTATTGATTCGCTATCTGACCTCAACCAGTATCTATTGCTAATAAATTCTATAACCTTCATATTGTATTATCAATCACACTTAACTTTAAATTTTTAACCTCATGTGATCCAATAGACTCGCCTTTTTCATTTACTGCATTACGGTACCAATCAGTCCATTCCCCTGATTGATTTATTTCTTGGGCTGCATCGCCATATGCCTGCATCTGTGCATTTCTTTCTGCAATATTTTCAAAATTTACAATAGTGATAGATTCATCTTTTAATGATGATACAGAGATTGGAATAATTGTTGCTATTGGAGTGTTTGCCTTTATTGTAATTTCTTTATTTGCTGTCATACATTTAACTGCCAGTGGAAAATCAGAATCTAAAAAAGATGTTGAAATAAGAGAAGACATAACCTCAAGATCTTTATTAAAATAGTTTTGTGGAGTTATTGTAAGAACACTCATCTTTTCTTCTGTCCTTAAAATAAATCCAGTGTTGAAGCTAACGGTTGATTGACCCCTACCTGTATAAACATAATCGTTACCTTCCAATACTGTTACATTGTTTGGAGTTGTATCATTAATTCCATTCCAAATAAACTTAATGTCTACTGGACAAGAGATATACCAGCCAATTACATTAGCTGATGTCACTGGATGACATCTATATGCATGACCCTGCGGGGTCTCATCCATCCAATCTCTCTTTATACTCATTGGAGATATATTTAAAGCTTTTTTATTTAATTTATAGCATGTGACTATTGACATTAAGATCCTGTTTCTTGATAAAATTCTGGCTTATGAAATTTATCGCTATAGTCAAGCATTGTAACCAGTGAATACTTAGTTCCAGAATGAACTACTTTTGCTTGATGGGGATACATGTATGTTGATGGAAATAATACAACATCCCCAGCTTTTGGTATATAGTTAATACCTTGCAATCTAAAAAATAGTTCTCCGCCCTCAAAATCATCATTCAGATAAGCTACTAATGAAACGGTACAGTTATAAGAAAAGCCATGGTCGTGGTGCTCCATAAAGTGATGTCCTGGCTCATACTTAATAAAATTAAATGCTTCCCAATATCTTAAGTTATAAATGTTAAAGCGTTTACAGTAATCCTGTACGGCAAGGTTTTGTCTATCAAAACAATCTTGCCATATTGCTTGTAGCTTTAGAGAATGCTCAGATGTATCACCCTCAATATCTGTTTTTTTAAACTTAAAATCTACACAGTCCCTATACTCAGGCATTCTTTGTCTATACCCAACATATGCCTCTTGCCAATTATAATTATTTTCATTATTTGTGTCTAGCACAGACTCTAACCTATTAATTAAATCTAGGTCTTTTGGAAGAACATCATGATAAACTAAAATTCCTGGTGCGACTTCTTCAACACCGCTCCATGATACCAACTCATTATTGATTGCATTCATATTTTCTCCTTTTGTTTTACTACATTTTTTGTTCTGGATGACCCAAAAGATTAATGTCTGACATGATAACTATACAGTATTTTCTTCCAGATTTCATTGGAAGCGAGGCATGTTCATAAATATAATTTGATGGAAATACTGCAATATCTCCAGCTTTTGGGGTATATGTTAGCTTGTCAAGTCTTGGAAAATGTATTTCTCCACCATCATAATCTTCATTTAGATAGACAACAATTGACACTGTTGTATTGTAATGTGGGCCGTGGTCAGCATGTATTTTAAATTCTTGGCCTTCACCTTCATACTTAACGAAGTTAAATGCTTCATAGTAAGTTACATTTATTCCCCAGTATTTTGCATAATCATCAACACACTTTTTTACAATATCATACATTTTTTCATAAATATTCAAAAGTTCAGAGTTTTGTTCAGTTCTTGGTCCTAGAGTTTTGTCATTAAACTTAAAGTCTGAGCAGTCTCGTGCAGATTTTATTGGCTTATTAGAATTAGTTACCTGTGCTTCGCTCCACTTATAGCTTGAACCTTTAGATAAATTTTTCTCAAGTGTATCTATAACCCAGTCAACATCATCCTTACTGATGGCACCTTCATAGATATTTAGTCCTAGTGCTGGATTAGATATGTTGATACCGTTTAGATTTCTTGGCACTCTGGTTGATAAAGATTCTGATCTATCCTTAGTAAACCAAGGATTTTCTTCTTCGCTGTACATAGTTTACCCCAAACTGTATTCTTAATAATTATATCATACCATCATCTTTAGTGTACTTAATTGGTTTTAATATCCTTTTTGTTATTGTTTTATCAACTTTATCTCCATTGTAATCTATACCATTTTTATAGAATTGTGGCCATGCATACTGTCCATTATCCCCAAAATGTTGTGATCTTTTATTTGTATATTTTTCAAAACTTTCTCTTTTTTCTTTGTCTGCATATTTTATCTCTACATCTGTAAGCTCTGTAGTATTTTTTTTATGTATAGATATGAAGCATAATGGCATTCCTTTTGGAAACAATATTTCTTTGTTTGCAGTATTTATTTTCCATGTTACTTGCAATGGATGATCCATAAAACGATTAGATCTTAATAGTCCAGTTAGTGCTTGAGCATCTTTAAATATATAATTTGGGGGTCCAGAAATAGTTAAATAATGGTCATCGTCTGTTTCTGCAATTAATCCAAAAACAAATGTAATGGCTCCCACTCCTGTATCTTTAGATACAAGTTTAATACCGTTGTAAAATTCTCCAGAAAGAATAGAGATATGATTAGGATCTTCTCCATCTATTCCTTCAGATACTCCGTCCCAACTAACAATAACATCTTGTGGAAGTTTTATTTCCCAACCGTTTGACATTGCATCTAATAGTGGAGTGCATTTATATGCTAATTTATTGTGTGTTTTATCCATCCATTCTCTACGAATAGATGCTGGTTCAATTTTTGGATATGGGGCATCTATATCATTAGTCCAAAATATAATTTTTGGCTTACTAGGCATCTACTTCTTTTCCCCATTTTCCAATAGGGCATTCTGCATTAGATAAAAGGGTTTTTAATGGCATAAAGCATCCACACTTACTGCATTGTTTGGTTTGTAAAAAAAACTCACATCCTAAACAAGATTGCATTCTTTTATCAATAATGTCTTTATTGTTTATTTTTCTATCTGGATCTAAAAGGTGCCAAGGCCTTGAATCACCTAGATTTTTTTTCCATTCATTCCACTTTGACATAAATTAAAGCTCCTTTTTAAAATTATACCATTGGAATAATTTTTTGTCCATCCCAAAGATCACCAATATTTGCTTTATTTTCTAAAGATGTATCAATTAAAATAACATTGCTTTCAAATGCAGCTTGATATTTTTTATCAGCAAAATCTAGTTTTTGATTTATAGTAACACCAAAAATTTTATTATCTGATATAAACAAATAAGCATTTTGATCATCTGATATATTAACAGATTCACTTTCTAGGTTATGAACCACTGTATTGTTTTCAAATGTATCACCTATTGCAAAGCCACTACTAATAGGGACATAAACTCCATGTGCTCCATATGAAGTAGCAGCTTTATATCTTAGGTCTACCTCTGTATCTTTTGGAATATATAAAATATCAAAAATTTCAAACAAACTATATTCTATTTCAACTGCAAGAGCATATTCATTAAATAACATAATGTTACCACCAATCATTTGTTATTAAATTATACACCTATTTAACTTTTTATGTTACTGTGTATTTTATTTAATTAACTTATACACATTCCATTAAAACAGTAAGTACTGCCACCGCATGCTGGTCTACATACCGAAAAGCTTGGAAAGAACGGTGGGAAGAACGGTGGGAAGAACGGGAAGCTTGGAGGGAAGAAAGGTGGGAAGAACGGTGGGAAGAACGGGAATGAAGGTGGGAAGAACGGTGGGAAAAATGGAGGGAAAAATGGGAAGCTTGGAGGGAAAAACGGTGGAAAGAATGGTGGAAAGAATGGTGGAAAGAAAGGAGCTAGTGTTGTAATAGATCCAGATGCTGAAGAAACAACGCTATCTCCATTGGCATTTGTTGCCTTGACTGTATAGGTTTGAGATGTTCCGCCAGTATCGTTAATAAGAATAGGGCTTGTAGATCCTGTTCCAGAAGTTGCATCGCTGCCAGTTACAGTATATCCAGTAATAACCTTACCGCCATTTGCTGGTGCTGTGAATGCAATAGAGTTTTGATTAAGGCCAGCTGTTGGGACTGGTGCATCCATTTGTGCTGGAACTGTAGTTACCGTTACAGATGAAGAGGTGGTACCTGATGCAGTTCCACCAGCACTTTTTGCTTTTACTGTAAATGTGTAAGATACATTTGATGCTAAACCTTGAAATGTAGCAGAAGTTGTAGCAGAACCAGTATCCCAAGTATATGTTTCTGGTGTTGTTGTAATTACATATGAGGTTGCTGCTAGTGTTCCTGGTTGTGTCCAAGAAAGTGAAGCTGCTGCTCCAGTTCCTGCTGCAGAGGCTGCTGATGTTGTATTAGCTGTCAATAGGTAAGGTCTAGCGGTTCCAACATCAGTAGCTGTTAAGCTAGTTACATTAGATGGTTCCAAAAAGTCATTTGATGCTTGAGACTTTCTACCTGACTTCTTGCCTGCTGCCATTTTTTTCTCCTTTATCCTATTATGCCATCAAGTCGCCGTAGACAACCCATGTATCTGCTGCTCTTTTGAAAAGAGTTGCAGATGACCAAGTTGTACGGAGCT